GAGCTTGCCAGCGCTGGTGCGGATTTCTCGCAAGCCAAGCAAATGCTCGCACAAATTAAACCCACATCACCATTCCCCGCCCAAGAACCACGGCGCATGGCTGAGGGTGGGTTTGCAAACGCTTATTCTGGACGAGTCCCTCGCATTTCTTCTAAGGACAGAGCCAGAGAAGAAGAGATGAACAAAAGCATCAAGGACTACGGAACACAAGTAGACGAATACAACAAAGCGGTAGCAGAGCATAACAAAAGGCTGGAAAACGCTGACCCAGACAACCCTCCACCTGACTTTACCTTAAAAGAACCTACTGCACCGGTAACCCAAGCAGAGGCTGACAAGTTTGTGGCAGAAGCTAAACAAAGAGCCATAAAGAATGCTCAGGCTAGCTCAATTGCTATGCGTGCAATTCAAGTTCCTGGGCAGTTCAACATAGGTAGCTTTGGCTTAGGGGACGTAAGCGGCTTTGCAGGAACCAGCACCCCTTTGTTTGCAGACGGAGGGGAAGTCGAAAAAAAGCCAGAGCCCAGCATGGGCGAAAAGGTAAAAGGCACGGCTAAAGAAATCTTGCGTAGTACCCAATATACCCCTTATGACTTGCTGGGTGCTCCAGTAGACATTATCAATCTTGGCTTAAAAGGTGTAGACTACGTCACCGGCAGTAAGCTTGCGACTGAGAAGCCTGTAGGGGGCAGTGACTATCTGATTCAAAAGTCTCGAGAGCTAGGCATTGCCGACAAGCCAACCGGCTCGACCACAGAAACTTTGACACGCTTGGGAACGGGAATTATAAGTCCTACTGCCGGACCACGAGCCGTGGCCGCCGCAGGGCAAGCCGTGAAAGGCACAGCTAAAGCAGCGCTGGAAGACTTGGCGATGGCAAGCACAGGACAAGGTGGTAGCAATCTAGCACAAAAGATCATGGCTCCCGGTACAGCATTTGCGGTACGACCAAAAGGCGGCGTGTACCTTGGTGCAAAATCCGTGGACGAACCTCCTTTAGTTCGTAGTGACATTGAACTTCAAAATGTCTTGGGGGATGTAGATGCTTCTACCGAGCAAGGCGCAGCAATCAAACAATTTTTTGATAAAAAAGCACGCAACTTTATTCAAAACCAATATGGCACAGCGGATGACCCTGTTTTCAAGAAAATTCTTGAAGGTCAAATCCCCGCAAACCAGTTTTTTATTTCTCCTGAAAAAATACAACGGTATCGTGACTCAGCTTCAAAGGAAAATTTAAAAGCAATACGGGATGCGTATGATGCTGAAACGGGAGTTACTGCTTTGATAAACAAAGCAGTAGCTAAGGCAAAGGGTGAAGGCTATTCTTCCACACACCTATACAAAGTTCAACAAGACATAAAAGACTTAATTGCTAAACAAAGTCCAGATAATCCAACTACCTTAATGACTTCTATTCGCCCTTTAGAGCAACAAACTATTCGGGAATATCCTTCTTTATATGATTTCCCTGGAATGAAGCAGTTGGTAGAGGAAGGGGATAAAAAAGGAATAGCCAGTTTGCTAAGTAAGTCAAATTTACCTCCACACATACGCCAAGCAATTACCCAAGGGGACCCTGTCTTTACTAACATACTAAGTATGAATGCTTTAAAGCTAGGGGAATTAAAAGATTACTTAAGCACTCGCTCTGCTAACGAAATTAAAAACATGGGTTTTGCTGACGCATTAGCCAAATCCTCACAATGGCACGAAATGCTTGCCAATGCAAAATCAAATCCTGAAAAGTTTAGTAGAAAAGAACTGTTTGCTGGAACAGAGCCTATAGCAAAAGCAAAAGACGACTACTCTTGGGTTGATGTAAAGACTAAAGAGGCTTTGACAATTGAAGGCTGTATCATGGGCCATTGCGTTGGAAACCGACCCTCTTATTTAGAAGGTGTTGTCAACGGAACCAAAAAGATATATTCATTACGGGATAAAAAAGGCGTTCCGCACGTTACAATAGAACTTAATAAAACCAATCAAGTTCCTATGTATAACTGGGACGGATCGGTAAGAAAAGAGGTTGATCCCAGTAAAAAAGACGTATTTGATGAAATTGTTCAAATAAAGGGAACAGCAAATACCCCCGCCGAAAGTTATTTTCCGCAGATTGATGAGTTTTTAACAGATTATTCGAATAAAATTGGCGATGATCTTAAGTTTACAGAGCTACCTAGGTACCTCCCAGAAAATTGGAGAAATAAATAACCATGGCTATTGAAAAAAACCGTCCAGAAGACGAAGAAACAATTGATATTGAGCTTCCTGAGATTGAAATGAAGACGCCAGAGGGCGACATTGAGATTATTTTGGAAGAAGATGGCGGTGCAACAGTCGAAATGGGTGAAAAAGACCACGAAGAAGTGCCGTTTGACGCCAATTTAGCCGAAGTAGTAGACCCCAGCGAGCTTGGTCCTATTTCCAGCGAACTTATGGCGTTGTTAGACGCTGACAAAGCGAGCCGTGGTGATTGGGAAAAGCAGTATTCTAAGGGTTTAGAGCTTCTTGGCTTCTCATACGAGGAGCGTACCAAGCCATTTAAGGGCGCTTGTGGCACAGCACATCCCATGCTCACCGAAGCAATCGTACAATTTCAAGCCCAAGCGTTCAAAGAACTCATGCCAGCCGAAGGCCCTGTCAAAACACAGGTGCTTGGCAAGGAAACTCGTGAAAAACTAGCCAAAGCAGAGCGTGTCAAGGAGTTCATGAACTACGAACTGACTACTGACATGGCGGATTACACCCCTGAGTTTGACCAATTACTGTTTTATGCAGGTTATGGTGGCTCAGCATTCAAAAAAGTCTATCAAAACCCACAAACAGGCAAGATGGTAAGCAAATTAGTGCTGCCAGATGACTTGTTTATCCCTTACAACGGCTCTTCCATTATGTCGAAGTGCCCACGCATTACTCATCGTGTGCCAATGGACGCAAATGAGTACCGCAAGCTGGTCAATATTGGCTTTTATCGTGATGTCAACGTCCAGCCTGTTGTTAATTCGACTCCAGGCGACGTAATCCAAGACAGCATTGACAAATTAGTAGGTATGTCTGCCTCTGGTGAGCCAGAAGAAGTGTTTTTGTATGAGTTCCACGTGGATTGGGACTTAGAAGGCTTTGAAGACAAGGACGATGACGGCGAAGAGACCGGTGTTGCCCTGCCTTATGTCATTACCATCGAAGAAAGCACCAACCAAGTGGTTGGGATTCGTCGTAACTGGAAAATGAAGGACGGATACAAGTGCCGTAAAGAGTATTTTGTGCATTATGTGCTTGTAGAGGGACCGGGAGCCTACGGCCTTGGTTTTGTACACTTGATTGGTGGCTTAACCCGCACCGCAACATCCTCCATGCGTCAATTAATCGATGCTGGAACCTTGGCTAACCTGCCTGCAGGCTTTAAAGCTAGGGGCGCCCGTATTGCCAACGACGACGTGCCGCTGCAACCGGGCGAATGGCGTGATATTGACGCTGGTGGAGCTGATTTACAGTCTTCCTTGTTACCACTACCGTACAAAGAGCCAAGCCAAACGCTATTTACCCTATTGGGCTTCTGCGTTGAGGCTGGTAAACGCTTGGCGTCCATTGCAGACATGCAAGTAGGCGACGGCAACCAGCAAGCAGCAGTTGGAACGACTATTGCACTCTTGGAAAAGGGCGCAAACATCATGTCCGCTATTCACAAGCGGATGCACTATGCCCAAAAGCTCGAGTTCCGCTTATTGGCTGATGGTTTTGGTGAATCTTTGCCTGACGAGTACCCATATGATGTACCCGGCGCTTCCCGTAAGATTAAACGTACCGATTTTGACGGCAGCGTCGATGTAATCCCTGTTGCAGACCCCAATATCTTTTCAACAGCGCAGCGTATCACTATGGCGCAGACCCAACTACAGTTGGCGCAGTCGGCTCCACAGATGCACAACCTGTATGAGGCATATCGCCGTATTTATGAGGCGCTGGGAACTAAAAACATTGACGCAATCTTAAAACCACAGAACCCAGACTTGCCAAAAGACCCAGCCACAGAAAATGGCGACGTAATGGACGGAGTCAAGCTCAAGGCGTTCCCTGGACAGCAACATGACGCTCATATTGTGAGCCACTTAATCCAAGGTATCTCGCCAATCCTCCAATCCAATCCTTTGGCTGCGGTGGAGCTGCAAAAGCATATCTTAGAGCATTGCCGCCTAAGAGCAGAAGAGGATGTGGAAGCAGAACTCTTCAAAACGTATGGCACAGACCCTGAAAACATGGTGTCTGACTTGCAAAAAGAAGGCATGATTGCCATAAAGATTGTTGAGAATCTCCAGCAGGTACGGGAACTTCAAAACCAGCTTGTGGGCGACCAAACAGACCCATTAGTTGAACTGAAAAAGCAAGAGCTGCAACAAAGCGCCCAGCGAGATCAAGCTAAGACGCAAGAAGCCAGCGCCCGCCTCCAAATGGAGCAGATGGACAAGCAAAAGCAAGACCAAATTGACTTGGCTAAAATCCAATCTAACGAAAAAATTGCAAATGAACGTATTATGGCTATGTTACAAAAAGGAGCCCAAAATGCCTCTCAAACCCGGAAGCAGTAGAAAAACAGTTAGTGGAAACATCCAAGAACTCGTCGACACATACCAGTCTAAGGGGCGTATCGGTACGAGCACTCCTAAGTCTAAAAAAGCTGCGGTCAAGCAGGCGGTGGCGAT